GTTTATAAAGGACTTACTGAAAACGCAGTAAAAGAAGCCTTTAACTGGAATGACGATTTTTTACGTAAATAATCAATAATAGGGTGTTGTATATTTGCAACATCCTATTAAGTAATTGATTTTAATACCATATTTCTTTACAAACAATCAAAATAACGCTTGTATTCAACGAGTTTAAATGTTATATTATACCATATAAACAACAAAGAATAAATATAATGAGAAAATACTTGATTTTTTTAATAGCACTAGGTTTACTAGTGTATGGCCTTTTAACTGTTTTTATGAACTCAGTTAAAGCAAGTGAATATAATACGGCTGTTATAGGCCACGTGATAACACAAAAAGTATCTGGCCAACCAGTTGATGCTTCTAAATTAATGGAACAAGAACTGGCACGAGTTGCTCATTTATTCGCTATCGATAGTATTAATATATTACAAAAATATTTGCCAGCTATATTAGATAAAGCGGCCGCAGAATTAAGACTTGAAGCAGATAAAAATTATAAATGTAGTTTACTAAAGGATACAAAAATACAAGACGATTGTAAATAGTATATGATAAAGGTAACAAAACAAAAAGTTTTATCTATCAAAAAGAAACTCAAGCCATTGTTATCTTCAAAAGAGAAATACCAAACCACATATAAAGATATTAAAAAATATTTTATTATACTCAATAAAGGATTATTCGATAATAAATTAGCACCATTTAATGAAATAGAGATTAAAGCTCTCAAAAGACAAAAATGTATGGGTCAAGTTATTACCTATGAAATGAAAAGAAAAGGTACAAGATTACACAAATTAGAAATGGATTTAAATTATGATAACAAAAAAGATTTCTTGGAAACGTTAGCCCATGAAATGGTACATCTATATCAATTTACACACGTAAATGATACAGGTAACCACAATAAACTATTTTATAGTTTTGAACCTAAACTTAAATGTGTTGGTTTAAAGCTATAAACAACAAAGGATATATAATGACACAAGTGATGACGAAAAAGTTTAAAGATGAATATCTTAAATCATCTATTAAAAATTCTATTAAAACAATAGAAGATTTTACCAAAAATCGGAAACGAGGTGAACAGATCGTTTATTATGAAGGCAATTTTCAAGAAGATGTTTTAAATAATTTTTCTAATAAAGAGTCAGAAGAAATATTTAATACTATGAAAAAATATTTAAACGATTATAGATTAATCTTTTTACAAAAAAAAATTAAGATTAATGATATTAATTCTCAAATGAGTGAATTGAATGAACCAAAACATTACTTTTCATATATTGTAAGCAAACGAGTATTTTAATTATATAATTATATGAAACCTAGACCTTGGCATTGGTATATTAAGTATAAGTTTCCTCGTAAAGTTAAATATCATTTTAGACAATTAATGGCTGTTATTGGCATTACATTAATTGGTTTTGGTATTGGTACTTTTTATCCTAACTTTATATCTCAACATAATGTTGAAGAAAAGGCTATAGATAAAACCATAAAATGGGCTAAAGAAATTGGTTTTATAGAACCAAGAATAGAAACTCATAATGATGAGATTTTTATTAAGACAATGCAAAAATGTATTGCCTATTTAAATTTAGAACTTCATAAAAATGAACAGATACCTGATGAACTTATTATAGCTCAGGCAATTATAGAAAGTAATGCTGGTTTAAGTAGATTTGCTAAAGAAGGAAATAATCTGTTTGGAATAAGAATTTGGAATAGAGACAAAGGCATGTTACCAGCAGGGTATAATGAAACCTTATCTTGGAGAGTTAAAACTTATCACAGTAAATGTGCTTCAGTCCGTGATTATATCACAATTCTCAATACTAAGCAGGCATATAGCGAGTTTAGAAAAATACGAGATAGTCAAAATAGATTATGGGGTAAACCTGATGGTATCGCATTAGCACGTGGACTTGATAGTTGGAGTACCACAAAAGACTATGAACAACAAGTTATAAATATTATTAAAAAATTGAGACAAGATGGAAAGGTCGTAATTAAAAGATGACAAAAGAGAGACCTAAAATATACGAAAGAAATCCAAATACAGGTGTAATACGTTGGAGATATGTTGGAGAATCGCATGACAAGTTTGGATGGCCTAATTATGGCAGATTACTTAAACAAACAAAAGGAAAACAATGAACGAAATACTATTTTTTAGTGGAGCAATTCTAATTATAGGATTAAGTTATTATCTTGGTTATCAAAGTGGATTAGCAAAAAACTACAAAGAACAAATAAAAGAATTTATTAAAGGCATGACAGTATCAAAAATGACAGCTGACTATTTTGATAGATGTGCTATAAATGAAACAAGACAATTTTTAAAATTTTTAGGTATAAAAAAACCAAATGAAAAATTTATCATTGTGCCTAAACGACCTACAGTAGAAGAAATAGATAAATTAGACAAATAATAATGATTTTAACCATATTACTATTAATATCAGGCCTTGCTGTATCTTTTATAGGAGCTTATTATTCAATATTAGGTTTGGCTGCGTTGTTTGCTGGCGCTTATTGGGCCGTGGTAACTATGGGTATTACTTTAGAGATAGCAAAATTAGTAACTGTATCTTGGTTATATAGAAATTGGGAATCTAAAATATTACCAAATTCTATACGAATGTACTTGACATCAGCAGTTTTAATGCTTATGTTTATTACATCAGTTGGTATATTTGGCTTTTTATCTAAGGCACATTTAGATCAATCTACACCAAATACTGGTAATAGATTACTAGTTAAGAATATCGAGAGACAAATAGACAGTGAAAAGAAGGCATTAGATGGTGCTCAAAAGATTATAGATCAATTAGATAAAGCATTAGATAAAGTAATTGACAAGGATGCTGATAAAGGCCTTTCAGAGAGACAGAAACAACAAAATGAACGAAATAGAGCTAACAATATTATAACCAATTCATCTAAAAAAATTACAGACCTATCAAATCAAAAACTCAAAATGGACAAAGACCAATTATCAATAGATAAAGAAATAGGGCCATTTAAATATGTTGCTGAATTGATATATGGAGATAGTATGGATGGTAACCTAGATAGGGCCGTTAGACTTGTTATACTATGTTTAATACTAGTATTTGATCCATTAGCTGTATTGATGTTGGTAGCATTTAACGTATCATTAAAAGAAAAAGAATTAAATAATAAAGCATATAGAATAACTTATCCTGAAGAAGCTTTAGTTAAAAAAAAAGATAGCGAACATGAAAAAAATTCAGATATTCAAAAAATAATATTACAACAAATAAAAGAACGTCTATCGGACAAAAACAAATCTACAAAAGAAAGAGAAAGAGACTATGAAAAATTTGTACAGGAATTAGGCACTAAAGAATTAAATGGTTTAAGTACTGATGAAATTAAAATAAAACTCAATCAAATCATGGATTGGAACGAAAAGAAAGGAAAAGATGACAAAAATACTTAGTATCATTTTGTTGATTCTTTTGGTTAACTGTACTACAACGACAAGTACAAATAATACACCAAGATCACCAATAGATAATGTTATAGATGCTTTTAAAAGTATACCATTTCCAACAAGGTAATTGACATTCAACAATAATTGTGATATAATGAAAGAATATGAAGTTAAATCTTACAAATAAACTACAACAAAAACTTATAAACAACGCATTTAGAGCTTGTGAAAAAGCAGAATCTAAATGGGCACAAAAATTTTGGTTTGGTATTTGGAAAAAACTATGTCAAAGATATAAAAAAGGTATACATTAATGAATATATTTTATTTAGATAAAGATCCTATAAAAGCAGCAGAAATGTCTTGTGATAAACATGTATGTAAAATGATTATAGAATCGGCACAAATGTTATCGACAGCACATAGAGTACTAGATGGTCAAGAATTTACAGATAAAACGGCAAATGGCCGTAATATAAAAAGATGGAAACATCCAGATAAAGACTTAGATAAAATTTTATATAAGGCCAGTCATATCAAACATCCAAGTACACAATGGGTAATGTATAATTTACATAATTATGTATGGTTGTATAGACATATGATGGCATTACACTCACAATTTAAATTGAGATATAATAAATCTGAAGATCACATGACTATACAAAAACTAGGTACAATATTAAAAGATGCTCCTAAAAGATTGCCTGTAAGAGATTCAAAAGAACCTACACCAGCAATGCCAGATGAATGTAAAGTACCAGGAGATTCAGTAGCTAGTTATAGAAAATACTATATAATGAAGAAAAAAGATTTTGCTACTTGGAAATATCCAGCAGTAATGCCAAACTGGTACAAAAAAGGTATTGAAAATGCCATCTAAAGACGATAAAGAATTAAAAGAAGTTTATAATATTGTATTTCAGGAAGTTGCTCGTTTAATACTAGTTGATAAAAAACAAGTACAAATAGTTGCCGCAACATTGTTGGCACAAGCATTAAGATTATATAAATCTTCTTTAAATAATGATGATTTTGTTAGAATGATGAAATCAATACCAGAATCTATAGATACTATAAGACCTTATGATGAACTAGAACCTAAAGACAAACAGACAATAAACTAATGAAAATAACAAGAAAAAGAACCTTTGTTAAGGCATTAATATATAGAATATGGATATTTACAATAACATATCTATTATTATTATTAACAGGACAATCTTGGCATGATGCTATACTACCTACAATAGGTTTTAATTTTATATTAACTTTTACCTATTATAGTTATGACAGATTGTGGCAACGTATAAAATGGGGTATAGAAAAATGAAAAAAATATTTTTTAAATTTTTATTATTAACTTTAATAACAAATTCAGCACATTCTAATAGTAATACAGCTACAATGACTGTAACTGTTAGAGTAATTGAAAATTATGAAAAAAGTAAAATTATAAATGCTAATTATTTAATAAATGAAAATAAAATTGATTTGCCAAATAATCAACCTATAATTTTATCTTTTGAAAAAGACAAGACAACAACTACACACATAATTCGTGAAATTAATTTTGACCGTTATTACTGTACTCAAAAATTTAGTGATGGTAGTTATATTGATGAACTTAAAAACTCATATTTGATGGATAAACAAACTAATAAATTAGCCGTAAATCATTTAAATCAAAATACTGGTAAAGTCATCTTTTGTCCAAAGATAAATATTAACAAATAATATGCCAATATATAGTTTTGAAAACATTAAAACAGGTAAAGAATTTACAGAACATTTAACTATGTCGGAATTAGATGACTATTTAAAAAACAATAAAAATATTAGACAAGTATTCACATCTCTAAATATAGTAGGTGGCGTGTCAGGATTAACACATAAACAAGATGGTGGTTGGAAAGATAATCTACAAAGAATAGCAGAGGCACATCCAGGTTCACCATTAGCTGATAGATATAAAAAGAAATCTATTAAAGAAATTAGAACAAAAGAAGTAATAAACAAACATAGGAAACGAAATGCCAGCAAACGATAATATACCAGATTATATGAGAGGGTTTGACCTCAATGATGATTGGGGAATTACTCCTGTTAATACAGCGCCAACTCAACCACAACCTATTATTGATAATAGTTTAATTGAATCAAGCAATATAGAAATTTCAAAAATTAAATCTGATGTATCTTCTATAAAAGCAATGATGAATGAAGTAATGGATATAGTAAATGAAAAAAATACTTTAACAAAAGAAGTTACCGATGCTTCAGTATTACAAAGATTTAAAGATATAGAAAAAGTTATATTACCATTTTTATATAACTTAACTAAGAGTGATGAACCATATATACACTGGCCTAATAGATCACCTATTATTAAGGCACAAATAGAAAAAATATTAAAACTAACAAGAGGTTAATAAATGAATATAGCACAATTAAGAGAACAATTAAAAATTGATGAAGGCGTTAAATATGAAATTTACAAAGACCATTTAGGTTACGATACTTTTGGTATTGGCCATTTAGTAGTGAAAGAAGATTCTGAATTTGGTCAACCAGTAGGAACAAAAGTTAGCGAAGATAGAGTAAATGAAGTATTTGAAAAAGATGTACAGAAGATGATCAAAGAAGCAAAGATACTATTTCCAAATTTTGATAGTTTACCAGAAGAAGTACAACAAGTTATAGTTAATATGACCTTTAATATGGGTAGACCAAGATTATCTAATTTTAAGAAATTTATATCATATATTAATGAAAGCAAGTGGGAAGAAGCATCAAAAGAGATGTTAAATAGTGCTTGGGCTAAACAAGTTGGTAAAAGAGCACAAAGATTGAGTGATAGGATTAAAGTTATATAATAGGCTTGACAAACAACCTACATTATGATATATTGGATATATTATGGTTAAAATAAATGATACAGCACCAAATTTTGTAGCCCACACATCACAAGGATTGGTAGATTTTTATAGTTATATAGATAATAGCTGGGCAATATTATTCTCGCATCCAAAAGCATTTACGCCTGTTTGTACTACTGAACTAGGCACATTACAGAAATTACTTCCAGCATTTAAAGACAGAAATGTAAAAGTAATAGGTTTATCAGTTGACAGTCCAGATAATCATAACGTTTGGTTAAATGATATAAAAGAAACACAAGGGTATTTACCTGAATATCCTTTAATTACAGATACAGATAAAGTAATATCTAAATTATATGATATGATACATGAGAATGCTAGTGATACAATGACAGTAAGAACAGTATTCATTATTGGTCCAGATAAAAAGATTAAACTTAAAATGGATTATCCTGCTAGTGCTGGTAGAAATTTTAACGAGATATTAAGAGTAGTTGATTCATTACAATTAACTGCTAATTACAAAGTAGCAACACCAGCAAATTGGATACAAGGTGAAGATGTTATTATTAGTGCGGCTATTAATGATGAAGAAGCAAAGAAATTATTTCCTCAAGGCTGGACAACACATAAACCATATTTAAGAACACTAAAAGATCCTACACAAGAAACTAATGCCTAAAGAATTTAAATTTTTAAAAGTTGACGCTAGTGTTTTACCTAATACAAAAGGTAAAAATATAGATGGTATAAGATTTTACGAGATAGATGGTAAGTCATATCCATCAGTTACTTCAGTATTATCTTTACTTAAAAAAGATTCATTACAAGAATGGAGAAACAAAGTTGGTGAATCAGTTGCCAATTGGGAAATGGGTAGAGCTGCTAGACGTGGTAAAGCAATGCACACTTTAGTTGAACAATATTTACAAAATCAAACACCATCAGTTAGAGATGTATTACCATTAGGTTTATTTAAACTGATTAGACCTTATGTAGATCAAATCGATAACATAAAAATGTTAGAGACTATTATGTACAGTAAAAAATTAACACTTGCTGGACAGGTAGATTGTATTGCTGAATATAATGGTAAATTATCAGTAATAGATTTTAAATCTGCCAATAAAGAAAGAGAAGAAGGTTGGATTGAAAATTACTTCTTACAAACAACGGCTTATTCTATGATGTATGAAGAATTATATGGCGAAAAAGTAGAACAGTTGGTTGTTATATTGGCCTGTGAAGATGGTGTCGCTCAGTGTTTTATTAAAAACAGAGCAGATTACGAAAAGAAATTAATAGAGTCAATTGACAATTTCTATAAATATTTCAACAATAAAAAAAATTTGACGTTGAAGAATAGTTAATAATTAGTTAGGACCAGGGGGCGGTACCCTGCCACTCCACCATCTATACAATGAAATATAGGGGGTGGAAATAGCAATCGACTGCTAAGTAAACCTATTTGGAGTTAAATCGCTGATAGCGTACTATCAAATCATAGATGCTAACGAAAGTTATGCTCTTGCTGCCTAATAATAGGTAACGGCGTTTGGCCTACACGTGGCAACAGAAGTAGGCCGTTATTAAGGTATGTAAAAATAACATACCTAATATGTTACAAACGCATATAAATAATATTATGATAGAACGATTAAAAGACTTAATAGTTAAGAATTACACTGATAAACAGGTAAAAGAAAAGAACGACATTCTGTTAAAAAGTAGAAAAGAAGTTGACATTAATGGCAATGGTACATCAGGATACACTATAAAAGAAGGTGAACATAAAGGTACCGTTGTAGGCCATATCACTAGAAGTCCCAAAGTAATATAACCACTTGACAAGTACGTCTATTTGATGTATAATGAATATACATTAACTAATAAGAGGTATATTATGTTTTCAACAAGAAATATAATCATCGCTGCGGTAGTTGCTGTAATAGCAATAGGCGGATACTTTTTACTAAAACCTAGTAAAAAAGTTGAAGTCGCACCAGCAAAACCTGCTGTTACACAACCTGTAGCACCAGTTAAGAAGTAGTTAGTAAAAATTTGGAGGGCAATAAGGCCCTCCAAGTATAAATAGAAGTGCTATTAACACACACACAAAGGAGAAACAATGGCAACAACATCAAAAAACGGATACGAAATCCGTTCAGACCTATTAGGATTAGCGAAAGATATCGTTGATTTTAATTTTCAAGCTCAAGTAAAAGAGTACGAATACTCAATCAAAAAAGACGGCGATCAAGTAGTGCAAGAGTTTAAAGCACCAACTGTTACATCAACAGATATTATTGAAATGGCAAAACAATTCAATGAATTTGTTACTAGCGGTGATGTTATTAAACAAACGCAAGAGAACATACAGAAAGCTCAAGAAATGGTAAAACCTTATGCTGAAGCATATCAAAACACAGTAAAAGCGTTTTTTCCAAATCTAAAGAACGGTAAGTAATATGTTTCCATATAACCCTTGCGAAAACAAATGGTTATCTGATATTAAAAAAGGTGGTCAAGTTGATAAGAAACCTGGCCATCTTTTATCAGGTCAATATTTTATAGATTATTTAAAAGATAAATTTAAAAAAAAATACTACCTATTATTTAAAAAGAACTAAATATAATTATGATAAAAACAATTATTGTTACTACTATATTAATACTATTAACATTAGCAATTATAGGTGTTATACGTTCCGATAATACACAATTTACATTGTTAAAAGCATCACCAGAAATTGATCGTAAAGAAAAGATAGCATTTAAGTTTATGTTAATAATGATAATACTTTTTGTATTATTGTTCACTACTTCTTGGTTTTAAACAATTTACTTGACATTCTTTGTAATGTATGATATAATTATATTATGAACTCAAAAGAATTTTCATTACAAATAGAAAAAATAGTACAAGAGAGAAAAGGTATTTCGCACATGGATGCTGTATTAAGATATTGTGAACAAAACGATATTGATCCATCAACAGTTTCTCCTTTACTAACTAAAGCATTAAAAGATAAGATAACTATTGAAGCACAAAACTTAAACTATATTCCAAAAACAGGCCAGTTGCCAGTGTAGTATGTATGGTGGATTTGAAGTATTTAAAATATATCTGGCAATTAAACTTCACTTCACCACAGATAGTTATGACTACCATAAATATGAAGGAAAGGTTAATTGTAAGTTAGAAACCTTTACTAAAAGAAATGATAGATATTTTTTTCACAAACTTAGCACCAGATACAATCAAGATGATATACTGGGCTTTTTTGTTTCTAATTTTCTTACTGATAGTAACAAGTGGGTAAAAAGTTTAACTGAACAAGATGGTAAAGATGTTTATACAGATTGGAAAAAACGTAACGAATCTTTTGACTATTATTTTAGAAGTGATTGTGTATCTATTTTCAATGACTTTAATAATAAGCATCTTTCTTTTGATGATGGTTTTAACTCTTTTGGTGGACAGCATCCTAGATTTTTTCAATTGGTTTTATCAAAAAAGATATCCTACGAGACTGCTGTTGTTTTTAATAAAATTATATCATACTCTAAACGTTGGGATAAAGAAATTAAAGAACAAGTAGTCTGGCCAATACATTCCAAAAGATTAGAAAAATATACACAGTTTGTTAAGTATAATCCAACAACTGTAAAATTAATAATGAAAGAAATATTTATAAAATGAAAAGAGTATTTTTAATAGGTAATGGTGAGAGTAGAAAGGGGTTTGACCTCAACATATTAAAACCATTTGGAAGAATATATGGTTGTAATGCTATCTATAGAGAATTTACACCAGATGTATTGGTATCTGTTGATCATGGTATAATGCACGAGATATATCATAGTGGTTATTGTTATAAGAATGAAACTTGGTTCAGGGATTGGACTAAATGTCCAGACTTCATGTATGAAAGTTTGGTTTACGCCGGCCTATCTAAAGTTGATATAGACGAATTGAAAAAATGGCATGTTAAGAATGAAAATACAAAGACTGATGAAAAAGAATTTGTAATGCACGGTTCCAATCTATCAGGTATAGTTAAGATATTACATAGAGATAAAAATAAGGTAGAAGAAAAAAATATTAATTCAAATCAATTGGCCATCAGTTGGGTAAAAGATAACGACAAAGCAAATAATATAAATGATATAATGCCTAACAATATAGATTTAGGCTGGGCAGCAGGTCCAACATCAGGCTATATATCAGTTGTAAAAGAATCGCCGACAAAAGTATTTTTAATAGGCCATGATTTGAATAGTACTAATAACTTTGTAAATAATATGTACAAAGATAGTAAACATTATGTTATATCAGAACATAGTCCTACTCCTAGTATTAATTGGATAATACAATGGAAAACATTGTTTGAGAAACACCAAAATATTACTTTTTATAAAGTTAATAAAGAGATCAATGGTAATGACAGTGTTAACATGCCTATTAATGAATGGCACCAGATTAACAACTTGAAGTATATTGATTATAATGAGCTTGACAAACTGTTAAAATAATGATATATTGGTTATAATATGATAAGAATATTATTAGGTATAGATAAAGAAGTTTGGAATATGTTTGTTTCTAATTATAAAAGACAAGGAAAGTCTTTATTTGTGAAGTTTAAAGAGATGGTTCACAATGACGTTAGAACAAATAAGTATAGATAAACTATTATAAATACTTTAGTACGCTTATACAGTACATATACAAATACAATAATACGGAGAAAATACAATGGACTTTAATACATTAAAAACAAGCCACTCTAACTTTGATAAACTTACCAAAGCATTAGAAGCTAACCTCAATCCTGAGGATATTAATAAACAATCAAAAGACAAATACACTGATGACAGAATATGGAAACCTGAACTAGATAAAACTGGTAGTGGTTATGCCGTTATTCGTTTCTTACCCGCTTCTGAAAAAGAAGAAATGCCATGGGTAAGAGTTTGGTCTCATGCCTTCCAAGATAAAGGTGGTTGGTATATTGAGAACTCATTAACAACTCTTAATCAAAAAGATCCTGTTAGTGAAGAAAACACTAGACTATGGAATTCAGGTGTTGAATCTGATAAAGAGATAGCAAGAAAAAGAAAAAGAAAATTATCTTACTTCTCTAACATATTAGTTGTTAGTGATCCTGCTCATCCAACAAACGAGGGTAAAGTATTCATATTCAAATTCGGTAAAAAGATATTTGATAAAATTACAGAAGCAATGCAACCAGCATTTGAAGATGAACAACCAATTAACCCATTTGATTTTTGGAAAGGTGCGAACTTTAAACTGAAAATCAGAAAAGTAGATGGTTATTGGAACTATGATAAATCTGAATTTGAGCCTGTTAAGGCAATTGCTGATAATGACGAAAGTATTAAAGCAATTTGGTCTAAACAGTACCCTCTAACGCCTTTCTTGGCCCCTAGTAATTTTAAGACCTATGATGAACTCAAAGAGAAACTGAATAGGGTAATTACGGGAACTAGAAATACCTCAACTGTTGAAAGTGCTGAACTCCCTCCAGTAAAGTCTAACGGTGCGGTAAAAAGTAATGGTAAAACTACTACAGCTGCTAGTGATGATGACGACACGTTGTCTTACTTTAGTAAATTGGCAGATGACGAGTAGAATCTCTCTCTACTAATACTTTAAAGGCCATCAGTAATGGTGGCCTTTTTAAACAGATACAGCAGTAGAATTTAAATTAATAAAAGAACGATCAAAATTTCCAGGCTCCATAGTCATCACTGTTTGACTATTATTACTTATATTTTGTGTATTAGTTGTTGGTGCTACAACCATATTTCCAGCAGTTTTTTCTTTAGTAGCAATATTATCAACACTCAATCTGTTTAATTCACCACCTGTAATTGGCGCTGTTTGACGTTGTAATATACTTTGTTTAGGCATCATTAACTGTTCATTATCTGTAGTACCAGGCGTTGATGGTAATATATTAGGTTGTGATTTTGTTTCTGTTTGTTTATTTACAGATCCATCTTTTTCTAAACCTTTTTCGGCCAGTTGATTTTCTAAATTTTTTTGATTTTCTCCAGCAACAGAAGTATCACCTTCTTTCTTTTTAAACCAATTTTTAGGATTTAAATTAGATAACTTATCTGCTGCCCACGCTACGGCCGCTACCAATGCTATAATTCCTGCTACAACAGCAATAACTGGTAATGCTAATATGAAAAACTCTATAATTACTCCTATAGTTGCCATTGCAAGCATACCAAAATTTTTTGCTTGTGTTAATACACTTTTACCAAGGTCTTTAAATCCACTTATAAGACCACCTAATGATTGTTTAATACCTTTACCCATTTGACCCAACTCTTGTCCAAATAGTTTAAATTGATCTATTGCTGCGCCTACTGTTTGTGATAGAGGGCCTTGAACTTTCTCATTAGGTTTTATACCTGCTTTTTCTTTTCTTTCAGCTAATATCTTTTGATCTCTAGTTAAATTTTCTTGTTCGGCTATAAGTCTTTCTTGTCTATCTAAACTTATTTCATCACCTTTTTTTGCTTGTTTCAATTCTTTTGCCAACTCTTTTTGTCTGAATTGTAATTCTTTTTCTTGTTTTAATATAGATTTTTTTTCTAATTTTTCTTGTTCAAATGTTCTAATCTCCAGTTTCATATTTTTCTCATCAACATAAGTATTGATACCACGTTCTCTTAATATATCTCTTTCTTTAACTAATTCAGAAACCTTTTCTTCATGTATTTTTTTACGTTCTTCTTTTTCATTTTTTTTCTTTTCTGCCATTTCAAATAACTTATCAATACCATCACCCAAATCTTTACTAAATGATTTTAAGTCTATACCTAATTTATTTTGTAATGTATCTATAGTCTTAAATGCCTGTTCATTATCTTCTTCTTTATTAGATTGTAATAATTCAACAACTTTTTTTAACTCAGATTCAATAGGCAAAAACTCTTTAACAGTAGCTTGTGTTAAATTGGTTACTTTACCTGTAACTGCTTGTAATATAGATTTACCCAATTCTACTATTTGTTGAGAACTGATATTTTGTTTTTGAGATTCAGCTATTTGTTTAATTGCTTGAGTAACTTCAACATTATATTTTGGTAATGTTTGTTTTACTTTAATAACATCTTTTTGTATATCTTCTTCTTTGGCCTGCATTTTGTCAATTTTTTTAACAAAATTACTACCTAATGCTAGTTTATCTGAATCGTCTATAAAGTCTTTGGCCATTTAATTATTAACCTATTTGTTCTTCTTTTTTAGCTTCTAGTTTTTTAGTTTCAATTTTTTCTTGTGTTCTACCATAAGCAGATATACCTAATACAGCACCCATACAAATATGAAAGAATCCAGCACCTTGTAATGTTAATGGATTCCATTGTGTAAATACAATTTGTTTTAAATATGTTGCTTGTGCTAAATTCCATAATATAGGAAATATAACAAAATCAAAAGCACACACTGTTAAATATAACCAACCCATTGCTGGACGCCACTTAGTATTAAAACTTGTTTCTTTATTTTCTGAACTCATTGCTTATTTTTCTCCCTGTTTCTTTCGTTTTCTTCTTTAATATAATTAACTAATAATGATACGTATATATCACGTTCCCAAGGCAACATATTTTCAATCTCAGTTAATGAATATTTATGATGTTGCATCAACGCAAAATTAGTTTCAAAGTATGCCTCTAGCGTGTTATGGGCGAGGCTAATTCGAAAAAATCTGCGATTCCTGTTAACGTAACCTTACTTGTTACATTAGTTTTAGGATTGATTACTTCAACTTCATGTTTCAGTCTTGGCATAGTTTCAAAGAACTTCTTGATTTTACTAAATGATTCTTGTGGCATCATTTCAATAAATTCTTTTAATTCTTGTTTTGAACTATCTTTTGCTGGATATATCTTTTCTCCTTCAAAAATATGATCAATACAATCAACTAATATATTGAATACTTTTTCAATCTCTAGTGTCTCTATACCTTTACCTATATCATAATTTTTTAATGTAGGGTATTTTAATACTAGACCTAAATTTCTTTTATCATCTACAATTATTCTATTAGTGTGATCATCATCAACTTGAACTTCAACCTTAGTCAAATCAACTTCAGCTTCAGCATAAGTTTTACCATCATCTGGACAGATAGTTTTGAATTTGGCTATCTCTGATACAGATTTTGCACGAATATTTAAAAAAATATACTCAACATCAAATATTGGTAATTTATCTACTTTTAACACATCAAAAGTACAAGCATTGATAACTTCTTTTAAAGCATCAACCATTTGTTTATTATCACCTGTTTCAAGTGCTATAAACAATATTTTTTCTTCTTTGACAAGAAATGGTCTGAATTTGATTTTTTTATCTTCTGATGGTAACGTCAACTCATACGTAGGCACATCAACTCTTGGTAACGTCATAATTAACTCCTTTTATATTATAAATTAAGTGGTGGTAAATTGCCGAATGGAGGGAATACTCTACCACCTGTAATACCCCCTATTGGAATACGTCTTTTTAATCCTTCTAATACATCTTGACCAGCACGTCTTAATTCTGGTGGTAATTTATTTAGAAGGCCTCCAAATATGCCATATCCACTTTTAACTGTAACATCTCTAAATGCTGGTGATCCTAAATCAATATTGCCTGATTTATCTAAGAAGTAGTTAATCCAATATCTAAATGTAAATGTAACTGTAAATGTTTGAACAGCATTAGCTTCGTAATTGTATTCAACTGGTCCAATAATTTTAGGGAACACATCATACAATTGAACAGCATAAGTTATATCATCTCTTTCATTACGACTAGCAAATTGGCCTAATTGGTAAATGTTAACATCAGATACGTAGTTATCATAAAAATTATAATTATTAGATTGATTACTATAAATGGCCGATTGCCACAATTCAAAATATGATCTCTCTCTTAAAAACTTATCACAATAGAATGTTGCTGTAATATCTGCTGACTTATGATCAAAAGCAATCTTGTATGCTGGACCATGATGTCTAATTTCTTTTGTTTGTATATCTCTATCAGGCATAGCAATAGCAGAACAAAATGCTCTAACTCTACGACCATTAGTACCGTGTACAGCTTTTAAAGAACCTGAATCTGGAAATGTTTTTGCTGATTCTAAAGTTGCATCTGAAACACCTACTTGGCTTAAATTATCAATACCTTGTAGATTAGCCAAATACCCACCATTATTTCCTTTTGGTAAATTAAACTCAACATAAAATCTAGCCTTACGAGCAAATCCTTCTGCCTCATTAATATAAGATTGAAAACGGCCTATTGTTGTTTCAGAATTGCCACCTGCTTTATGCCTAAATCTTGGATCATTTTCTACATTGTCTAAAGACCTATCACGAGGAATACCTAATCTAATATCAAAACCACCAATACGAACACCGCCTCTTAATATTGCCATTAGATTATTCC